CCGGTATGACACGTGTTACTACTAACTTAGGTAACGCTGTTACAGCACACAAGTACACAGCAACCTGATTTGCTAATGTAATTGTTAACAAGACCCTTCGGGGTCTTGTTTTATAAAGGTATTCGGTGCCTTTATAAAACAAGCGAGGTATTTATGGCAACAAATTTAGTAACAAAAGCAGAATACAAAGCTTACATGGGAATTAGCAGTGTTAACTCAGATGCAGAAATTGATTTATTAATACCCAAGGTTAGCGATTTAGTAAAAACATATTGCCGTCGTACTTTCATTGATTACTACGACGAGGCTAAAACAGAAGTATTTGATGGCGGCTTCAAACAGATCATCTTAAAAGAAACTCCAGTAGTTGCTGTTAATTCAGTAGCTTATAGTGCAGATTACGGTAAGACTTATACTAATCTTGTAAAGTTTACTGACTATGTAGTACGTGACGATTACGTGCTTAGTTTAAATCCTGTGGGATTCTCAGAACAAATTAATGGTTATAAGGTAGTTTATTTTGCAGGATACGAAGTAGTACCTGGCGATTTAAAACTAGCAGTATTAGACTTAATAGAATACTACTCACGAAACAACGGTGCTGTACATAGTACTCGTGATTTAAACCCTAATACTACACAGATTAACTACGTAGCTTCTAGTAATTTTCCTGCTTCGATCAAGCGTGTGCTAGATCAGTACATGGCGGACTTTACATGAGTGCAGAAGCTTTTAGACGTACTTTAAATAAAGTACCTGAACTTAAGCAATGGGCAGAAGGCAAAAGAGATACTACTTCAGTTTTACAACAAACTAGAAAAACTAGTAGAACTGAAATAGAAAACTCAACAGTAGATTTAATAATTCCAATAGGGCAACTTAAAAGTATACTAGGCGATACTACTGCTAATAGTATATTTAGCGAAATAAAATCTGGTAAATACCTACAAGTACCCGAGGCTGTAGTTTATCACAATTACGTAGGCCAAGAAACAATAATTTTTAAGGGTTTAAACTTCAGAAGTTTAAATACTAAAGTAGCAGGTTACTTACAGCAGATAGCTAAAGATGCTGGTGCGCAAAATGCTGAAAATGTATCTCAAACAGTTTTAAGCGAGATAAAGAATCGAAAATATGATAGAGGTCACGTATATGGGTGGGCTAATACTTTACTACAACGAACAAAAGGTAGTATAGGCGAAGCACTAAAAGATCCTAGACGCCAAGTACCCGCAGTACAACTTGATAAAGAATTAAAAGCGCTAAATGGGTTTATAGATACGCTACTAGATATTGTAGAAGAATACGACGAAGTTACTAGCGATATTAAAGGTCTAAAAGCAAAAACTTTTGCTAAATATCGTAAAACTGATTCTAGTTGGCTTATTGAGTGGCAAAGTAGCGCTGAACAACAGCTAGCAGGTAGTGCAGTTGCACAAGTTGTTGGTAAAGAAAATACAGGTATTCGCGGGTTCTTGAAATCCGTAGGCTACAGTAATCAAAGCTTAGTAGAAAAAGCTTTAGAAAGCATGGTAGACGGTTTTATTAAACAAGGTTTAGTATCCGAAGGCTACGAAGGTCTAGCAGAATTAGAATCTTCCCCTGCTATTGTAAAATTAATAGAAGATAGATTAATTGCTACTATTAGCGGTAAAAAACGAAAATTAAAAAGCGAGTACACAGGAACAATAGGTGGGCTGCCTCAGTTAACTATTAGAAATGTTGTAGGTGCTGCTAAAGCTAAAGCAGACATTCAAAGAACTAAAGCAGAACTAAAAAGCCTAAAACAAAAAGTTACTAAGGCAAAAAGTGAAGTAAAAAAACAAGCACTGCCAAAAACAGTAAATTTAGTAAATCTACTTGCTATTTTAAACTCGCAGATACAGGACGTAGTTAGCGCAAATATGGGCGATGGAACTAGAAAAGACATACTTAACTATAGAACTGGCAGATTTGCTAGTACAATTAATATCGATCACTTAACCCAAAGCCGAGACGGTTTGATAAGCGTATTCTATAGTTATATGAAAAATCCGTACGCAACTTTTAGTGCTAGTGGTAAACAAGAGAGACCAAAAACCCGAGATCCTAAACTTCTTATTGGTAAGTCTATTAGAGATATTGCCTCACAGGTAGTTGCTAACCAATTAAGGGCTATATCAATATGAGCAAACGAAACAGTATAGCAAAAGCACTTGCAGAAAAATTAAAAACAATTGATGGTACTGGTCCTTATACTTCAAACTTATACAACAACAGTTACGCAAAGCTAAAGTTCTGGGACGAGATTCAAGATTTTCCAGCAGTGTACATAGTACCTGGCACAGAAATACGTGAATATCATCCAGCTGATTTTGCTTGGTGCTTTTTAAACTTGTCGTTAAAAGTCTATGTAAAAGATCAGGAAGATCCTCAGTTCGAACTAGAAACCCTATTACACGATTTAGAGAATTGTATCCATAATAATCGCGTATTAGTCTATGACCAAGCTAACAGCTTGGAAACGACCGAAATACTAATTCAGTCGATAATGACCGACGAAGGGCTACTAGTTCCTTATGGTGTCGGAGAGATTAACCTACAAGTGCGATATGCACTACAATAACGTTACCGGCACCAAAACAGATAAATGTCTAGTAGGTGTGCCTTACGTTTCAACCACAAGGAAATAAAATATGGCATTTAATTTAATTCGTAATAGTCGCGTATTTTACACAAGCAATGTAGATACAACTACAGGTGCAGTTAAAACTTCGGGATTCACTACGGCTAACACCCGTGAAATTCAAGTTTTGGAAGGTTTTTCATTCAGCCAAAACACTACTTCAGAAACAGTCACATTAAACGAAGCCGGTGCTGCACCAGTTCGTGGACAGCGTAGTTTTAATACTGCACTAGATCCAGCTGACTTTTCTTTTACAACCTATATGCGCCCACAAGATGGCGGTACAAATATTACTGCTGAAGAATGTGTTCTTTGGAACGCAATGTTCTCAGCTACTGAAGTAGGTACTGTTGGCTCAGTAGTTAATGCAGGTTCATTTGTTGTAGGTCAAAACTACACTATTGTGTCCGCTGATAACAGTGCAGGTGGAGCAACTACTAGCTTTACATCTATTGGCGCATCAGCAAATACTGTTGGCACTAGATTTACTGCAACAGGTGCAGGAACTGGAACAGGTAGTGCGCGAGTGACTAACCAAGCTTGGGTAGATGGCACTAGTTCAGCAAATCTTATAGTTGCTAACTCCGATAAGCACCAATTATTACCTTTTGGCTTAGTTATTGTTGTTGACGAAACTACTTTTGTTATTGACAACTGCGTTTTAAACACAGCTACTATTGACTTTGGTTTAGATGCCATTGCTTCAGTACAGTGGGCAGGACAAGGTGGTACATTACGTCAGATCACTTCGCCAACTATTGGAAGCGGAACCTTGTCTGGATCTATAAGCGGAAACTTCTTACAAAAAGTTACAACCTGCCCTTATATTGCTAACAAACTAAGCATTGTTACACTAGACGAAGGTATTGGGGCTGGCGGTACAGCATACACAGTGCCAATTACTGGTGGCAGCTTAACAATTTCAAACAATGTTACTTATCTAACACCTGCTAACTTAGCAACTGTTAACAAACCTGTTACTTATTTTACTAGTACACGTGCTATTAGTGGTAGCTTAAACGCTTACCTGCGTACAGGTACTGGATTCACTGCTGAGTTAATGCAAACAATGTTGAATAATTCAGCAACTGCTGTTAGTCCAGCGTTCTTTATGAACATCTCAATTGGTGGTACAGGTACTACTAAAGTTGACTTTACAATGCCTGCCGTTGTGTTAACAATTCCAACAGTTAATGCTGAGCAAGTTGTTTCAACAACTATTAACTTTACTGCTCAAGGTTCTACAAGCAGTGCCTTTGATATTGGAGCAGCTAACGAGCTGTCAATTACTTACACAACTCCTAACGTTTAATAACTTAAACTGATCTGGGCTAAGCATGGTGCTTAGCCCATTGTATTCACAAATAATAAAAATATGTCTGAAATTTCTTTAAAATCCCTTTTAGTTCCTAGTAAATCTGTTGAAGTTGAATATCCTGGCATGCCTGGTTTCAAAGTTAACCTTGCGTTCTTAAGTCGTGAAACACTACTTAACATTCGTAAGAAGTCAACAAAAACTTCTTTTAAAAATCGTCAAGCTTCTGAAGAGTTTAACGAAGACTTGTTCTTACAACTTTATGTTGAAGCTGCAGTTAAAGGTTGGTCAGGACTTAAGATGTCTTATCTTGAACAATTAGCGCCTGTTGATTTAACAGGACAAAAACCAGATGATGAACTAGGGTTTACACCCGAAAATGCACTGTACTTGATGAAAAACTCAAGTAATTTTGATGGCTTCATTAGCGAACAGGTCTCAGACTTGGGAAACTTTTCGAAGAGCAACTAAGTCACGTTACTAAGTTGCTGACAAACTATATGCAAAACAGCAGCGTTGCAATGACTAAAGAAGCATATTTTGAAATGTGTGCGGCTTTAGGCAATGAACCTGCAGAAGATGAAATTCCTGTTGAGTTTGAAGACTTTCCCTTGGAAGTTCAGCAAGCACTAATTGCATATAGGATGCTTCGAGATGAGTGGGATTCAATGAATGGTATTTACTTAGGTAAATCACTTATTGGTATTTCAGAAGTTCTAGAAGCTACAGAAATTGATCAAGAAGATAGAAAGTTTATAACTATGCTTGTTCGCACTATAGATGGTGTAAGAATACAAGAGATCAATAATAAACAAAAACTTGAAAAGCCCGCTAAGTAATTTAGTGGGCTTTTTTATGCTTTAAAATTTTATGTATTGACAAGTTTGACCATATGTGCTATAATGGTCCTAATGAAAAATATCTAATTTTTTTAATATGCCACTTAACCAGTATAGGAGGGGGCTTAATGTCAAAAATAACTGTAGGCTTTGAGCTGAAAGACGCAACAAAGTCGGTTGACGGGGTAGATGCTTCTGGCAAACGCCTAAATAAAACACTTGAACGTACTCAAGAGTTGATGAAGGGTACCAAAGGCGGAGGCGGAACAAGATCTGCTGCTGCTGCGTTTGGTCAAACTGAATATAATACAGCTCGTGGAACTGTAGGAACAGGTGCAAGTGGTCGTGACTTTGCAAAGCAGTCGCGTGAACTAGACGGCTTAGTTCGTTTATACGCTGTGTACGCTGCTAACATCTTTGCTGCAGGTGCTGCTTTCCGCGCACTTAGCGAAGCTATGAACACCACAAACATGATCCAAGGTTTAAACCAACTAGGTGCTGCCAGCGGTGTAGCAATGGGCGGTTTAGCAAAACGTTTTTCAGAAGCTAGTGGCGGAGCCATTAGCTTACGTGAATCTATGGAAGCAACTGCTAAAGCTGTTTCCAGTGGATTGTCACAAGCACAATTTTTAAAGCTTGGTGATGTTGCTAAGAAAGCTTCGCAGGCATTAGGCGTTAATATGTCGGATGCTGTTAGTCGTTTGACCCGCGGTATTACTAAACTAGAGCCTGAACTTTTAGACGAATTGGGTATCTTTACTAAAGTTGGTAAAGCTACAGAAGATTATGCACGCGCTATTGGTAAACCAGTTTCAGCACTAACTGACTTTGAAAAACGCCAAGCTTTTGCTAATGCAGTACTTGAAGAAGGTGCTCGTAAGTTTGGTCAAATTGAAATCCCCACTAATCCTTATGACAAGTTACTTGCTACTTTAAAGAATGTAGCACAAGCTGGATTAGAAATTGTAAACAATGTACTAGGTCCTTTTGCCAAACTGTTGTCTAATAACACAGGTTTATTAGTAGGCGTTATAGGTTTAATTGGTGCTAAAATTGTAAAAGATGCACTACCTGCTATTGGACAATGGAGATCAGGATTAAAAGATGCAGCAGATGAAGCCCGTAAACGTAGTTCAGATATTGCTGCAAGTTTTGGCGAAGGTTTTGTTGATCGTACTAATGCAGCCTTTAAAGTACCCGAATTACAGGCTAATTTAAAGAAGTCTGAAGAAGCTTACCGTGCTAGTCGTGTCAAAATGGCACAAATGGATACTGATCTTTCTAAGAAATTACGCGGTTCAGGACCTGGTACAGACGATAAAAGTTTAAGAGCAGAACAAACTCGATACAGTAAAGAAATAAATGCACTAAGACGTCAAGGCTTAGATATTAATAACGCTCAAATTTTAGCACTTCAAAAAGAACGAGCCGTAGTCCTTGCTTTACGCAATGATATGAAAGCACTTAATGCCGCTCAAGACGCTTCCTTAAATAAAGCAAGCGGTGGTAGCATGTTTGAAAGAGTTGGAGATTTTCTTCGTGCTAGTGCTGCTAAAGGTGCTCGCGATAAATCCACACGATTAGACATATTAGAGAACGTAAGCAGAAATCAAACAGAGCAAGGATTTGGTCCTGCTATTGGCCTGATGATGAAAGATCTTGATAAACTACCTGGTAAGTTTCAAAAAGTACGAACAGGTATAGCAGGAGTTGTTATTGCAGGTGCAGGTTCAATTGGCACAGCAATATCGGGTCTAAGCCGATTTTTAGGACCTGTAGGTATTGGAATAACAGTACTAACTGCTGCACTTCCACTATTCCGAAGCAACGAAGAAGCCGCCGCAAGATTTTCAGGTTCATTAGATTTATTAAAAGAAAATTCAGAAAATGCTTTCAGAGTCTTAGAGCGTTTAAGCAAATTAGATCCTCTAGAGCGTATTTCTGTAGATAATATATTTGCTAAAGGAACAGCTCTTGAAAGTTTAGGCACAAGTATGTCTAAGGCATTTACAGATATTGAAACAGAAATAAAGAATCGCAATTGGGCAGACAGTACAGTTAACTTTTTAGCAAGTATTATAGGTCGCAGCTCAGAACAGTTATTAGCAAAACAAATAGGTAATTCGTTAGAGAACGCTATAAAGTTATCTGCCAATGGTGCTGGTATACAACAAGAAATTGCAAAACTACTAGAGTTACCAGCTGAATCTTCTATAAACGCAATTGAACAAGCTTTAGCTAAGTCTAGCCCTGCTATAAGAGGTGCTGTTGCTAAAGTTATAGAGGATGCAGGTAAAAAAGCAGTAGCTTCTGCAGGTTCTCTTAAAACTTTTAGAGAAGGTCTAGCAGAGAGCAGTAAGATTTATCAAGATCTTATAAATACTACTAAAAACGCTACTCCACTAACTAAGTTTGCAGAAGAAAGCACAAAAAAGATCTTAGAGTTAAATAATGCATTAGAAGGTGCAAATTTACCAGAAAAGCTTACAGAACTAACTAGACTTAGTACAGATATTAATTTTTTACAACTATTCCCCTTAGAAGCTGCAAAGAATATATTATCAACTTCAAGCGAGTTAAAAACTCTTAGCGCAGAGTTAGCAGATGTAGAGAGTAAGCAGACACTATACAACAATGCTTTAAATGAGCAACAGGCTATTGTAGATAAATATGCTAGGCTGGTTACTGGACCAACAACTGTAAGTGAAAGCAATGAACTTGCGGCTGCTAAAAAGGCTATTCAGTCTCTTAAAGAAGCAAATACTGGACTAAATACTACAAGAAGTAATATTAGCAGCTCACTACAGAGTGCTCAAGCAAAGTTTGCAACCGCAATGAGAGAAGGCTTATTAGCTAATATTGACACTTTTACCGCAAATTTAGTGGCTTCAGCAGCAAAAGCTGGTCTAGAACTTAAGAAAGCAGCATTAGGTGGTGTAGCAGATCCTGTATTAAAAGCAGAAATTCAACAGAGGATTGACCTAGAGGGACTTAAAATAGATAGAAGCTTATTAAAAGTGCAGATGAGTTTAATAGAATCTACTGATAACTTACGCTTAGCTATGCTGGAATCTGCTTTTGAGGGCAAGTTAAGAGACAGAGGTCTTTCAGGCTTAGAAGGCGGTGATCTTGAAAATGCACTGCTTCGTAATCCCGCAAACAGGGATTTAGCAGACGACAGAAGACTTATTACTAGCATTAAAGAAAATAGAGGAAAAAGTCTTACTCAGCTACGTGCCGAAACTGCATCTGCTGGTCGTGACATGGGCCAACTTGGCGGCGTTGCACCGATAGGCACTTTGCGAGGTTTAGGTGAAGTCGTTGGATCAGCTCAAGCACGTGCAGCAGTGGAACAACAGATTCAAGCGTTAGACAATCAAGAAAAAATGATTGATTTAAAAACTAAGCTTGACAAAATTGATGGCGAAAGTTTTAACAAGTTAAAAGAGTTGGGAGATCAGCAGCGAAAAATTGACCAAGCTCAAGCAGCATTTGCAGCTAAAAAAGATTCAATGACTGAAGCTGCTTTTAATGCAGAAAATGAAAATTATACATTACAAAAATCAAAACTTGCTATTCTAATAGAAGACGAAAAATCTAGCTTAGCAGTAAAAAAAGCACAAGCTGTGGAAACGATTTTAGAGTCAGAAGCATCTAGAAAGAACTTAGAATATACCAAAGAAAATGCCAATATAGCAAAAGCACTAACTAAAGAAGAGCGAGATCAAGCAGATGCCGCAGCAAAGAAACTTACAACCGTTTCATCAGCTTTAAGTATCAAAGACCGCGAAATTAAAACTTCTGAGCAAGCGTTTATTGTTAGTTCTGCTGCTTTAGACAAAGAAATTTCTATTAATAAGATAGCTCAAGACAACTTAAGTTTGCAAGGTCAACTTGGTATGCTTGATGATGAGTCTTTGAGAACTAAATTAAACTTATTAAAAGTTGAAGAACTAAAACTAGAGCAAATCAAGCAAATGACTGCAGCTGAGCGAGCATACAATCAAGAAGTTGAAAAACTAGATCGTGATAAAGAAGCAGCAGGCGGTTTCTACGTAGGATCGAAAAAGACAGAAGATGATACAGCACGTGCACGATTACTAGAAAATCTCGGCGCGCAAAAATCCGCAATTTTACTAGTAACACAAGCACAGATTGATAATGCGCAAGCAATGGCAGACATGACAAATAGGCAACTTGCATACACTGAACTATTTAAAGGTGCTTTTAAGGGTATGGAAGACGCTATTGTTAACTTTACTAAAACTGGTAAATTAAGTTTCAAAGACATGATTAATAGTTTTCTTGAAGGCTTACTACGTTACGAAATACAGCAGCAACAGATGATGTTGTTTCGCGGTATGGGCGGTGCTGGTGGTTTAGCTAACTTATTTATGTCAGCATTGTTTCCTGGAACAATTAGTGGAGGTGGCACTTTAGATGTAACACAAGCAGGAGCTAGAGGATACATAGGAGAAGCTAAAGGCGGAGTATACGACGCTGGATTGCGAACATTCGCCAAAGGTGGAATGTTTACAAACTCTGTAGTAGACCAACCAACTTACTTTAAATTTGCCAAGGGTACTGGTTTAATGGGTGAAGCAGGTCCTGAAGCTATTATGCCCCTAAAGCGCGATAGTAATGGCAACCTTGGAGTACGTGGAGGCAGTGGTGGCTCAAACGTTGATGTAGT